CTATTGTCGTCGCCGTCATTGGCGGTCCCTTGATGTGGGGGCTAAGCAGGTTTGACAAGCGGAATACCCAGCAACACGCGCAGAACCAGGAGGTTCTGCTGCGGATTGAGTCAAAGGTCGACCACATCGACGAGCGGCTGGACGACCATATCGATTATCACCTAAAGGAAGGGTTGTAGTGAATTATCGTGACGCACTTAAGCGTGGTATTGCTACTTTCATTGCTGGCGCTACCGCTTCTCCGCTGACCTCGGCGGTCTTTGATGTCTCGTTCTTCAAGGCGGCCGGCATTGCCGGCCTGATTGCCGTGTGGAACTGGCTTGCCCGCGTTGCTCAGGCATGGAAGGCAGACAATGGCACGGTTGTCTAATTCAGAATTGCTGTCTCGTTATCGCCAGCACATCGCCAAGTCGAAGCGCTGGCGGCGCGAAGAGGGCTACGACGACACCTGGCGTCGGCTTATCGACATGTACCGTGGTCGGCATTACGAGTTTGCCACTGACGAGGACCGCCTGTTGGTGAACGTCGCCTTTGCGACGGTCAACGTCATTAGCCCCAGCGTCTCCGTGAACTACCCCAAGATTGCAGTTAACGCTCGCAAGTCCGAGGATGCGGCTCGAGCCATCGTGACCGAGGCTGTCGTCAACTACTGGTGGAAGCACTATAAGGTCAAGCCCGAGTTCCGTCGCGCGGTCAAGGACTTCCTTGTCCTTGGCCACGCATGGCTGAAGGTTGGCTACCGCTACGTCGAAGAAGAGGAAGTCCCTACCGCTGACGACGCCTCGACAGTCAATGAGGATAATCTCATCACGCCAATTACAATTGTCCGTGATGACCGTCCGTTCGTTGAAAGAGTGTCACCGTTTGACGTATTTGTTGACCCAGACGCAACCAGCGAAAGCGACATGCGATGGATTGCGCAGCGAATCCGTCGACCCCTGAAGGAGATTAAGGCCGACAAGCGGTACAACCGAACCGCTCGTGAGAACTGCTCGCCTTCCTCGACCTCCAAGTTTGTCGACGAGCCTGACCGCAAGAAGACGTGGGATGAATCGCACCAGTACGCCGATGTGTGGGAGTTTTACGACCTGAAGACTGGCTACATGTCGGTATTCACCGAGGGGGGCGACCAGTTCCTGGTCAAGCCGACCAAGATGCCGTACGCATTCGGTCATCCATTTGTGATGATTCGCAACTACGACATTCCCGATTACTTCTATCCGCTTGGTGACCTGGAAGCCATCGAGCCCTTGCAGCGAGAACTCAACGAGACTCGTACCCAGATGATGAACCACCGTAAGCGGTTCTCGCGCAAGTATTTGTTCCGCGAGTCTGCGTTCGATGCAGATGGTCGGTCGGCATTGGAATCCGACTATGACAATGTGATGGTTCCTGTCGCGTCTGACGAAAACATCAACAATGTTGTAGCCCCGTTCCCCGCTGTTATTACCCCGCCCGAGTTCTACAATCAGTCGCAGTTGATTCAGGCTGATGTTGAGCAGATTTCTGGAGTCACGGAGTACCAGCGAGGTGGCCTGCCCGAGATTCGGCGCACGGCCACCGAGGCGGCCATCATGCAGGACGCGGCTAACGCTCGCGCCGCCGACAAGTTGGCGACCATCGAGGGCTGTATCGCTGCCGTGGCCGAACGCCTCGTGGCATTGGCTCAGCAGTTCATGACCGGCGAACAGGTCGCCCGTGTATTTGGGCGGGATGGCGAACCGATGTGGGTCACCTTTGACCGCGACTTCATCGCTGGCCAGTTTGACTTTGAGGTTGAGGCGGGTTCGACCGCCCCGGTCAACGAGTCCTTCCGTCGACAGATGGCCCTGCAGATGGTTGACGCAATGGCCCCGTTCGCTTCTGCTGGAATCGTCAATACCCAGCGACTGGCTGCCCACGTGCTCCAGTTCGGCTTTGGCATCAAGAACCCGGAGGAGTTCCTGCAGGAAGCACCCATGATGCCTGAGCAGGGAGGGGCGATGCCGCCCAACGTGGCGGCTCCGCCCGCATTGGAGGCTCCCGTTGGGGTGGCGGGTGGACCGATGGGTGAAATCATCGCCCCGCCTGGTGCTTCGCCCACCGAATTGAGTGGCGTGGACCCCGCAATCTTGGCGGCTCTCTCATCTCGCATGGGTATTGGCCTGCCAAATATGGAGTAGCAGGTAACGATATCTGCTATTGGATAGAGCAACCGAGTAGGACTCTAGGAGAAACAAGTGAGTGAATTTAATGATGTCCACGTTGACAGCCCCGCCGAGGAAGGCGGACAAGTTGCAGAGGTGGACGGGGCCGAGGACTTCGAGGCACCCACTCTAAACATCGATGAGTTTGCGGACCACTATGTGACCGTAAAAATTGATGGAGAAGATGTGCGTGTCCCGCTGTCGGAGGCGGTGGCTGGCTACAGTCGTCAAGCGGACTATACCCGCAAGACGCAGGAGTTGGCCGAGCAGCGCCAACAGTTGCAGTGGGCTTCTGCAATCCAGGCAGCACTGGAGAACAACCCAGCGCAGACAATCGAATTGTTGTCCAATCATTACGGCATTTCCAAGGCGGAGGCTAAGGTCATGGCAGACGAGTGGTCGACAGGCGAGGACTCGTGGGTAGACCCGGTTGATGCAAAGATGTCCGAACTTGACAAGAGGATTCGGGCGTTCGAGGAGCAGCAGGCTTATGCGAAACTGGAACGAGATGTTCAGGCTCTGCAAACCAAATACGGTGAAGACTTCAACCCCCAAGAAGTGGTTGCTGCTGCGCTTGCGCAGGGCAACAACAACCTGGAGGCTGTGTATAAGCAAATCGCTTTCGACCGCGTGGCTACGAAGGCAGAAGCCGCCAAGCGGCTCGCTGCCGACAAGACGGCACAGGAAGAGAAAGTGATTGAGGCCAAGCGAAACGCCAGCGTGGTGTCGAGCGGTTCCTCTGCCAAAGCAGCGAAGGAAGAAGTTGGAGCCATCCGTTCTGTCTCAGACGCCTGGGCTGCCGCCAAAAAGCAGTACGGCGTCTCCAACTAACAAGGAGTAACTACAATGGCTGGAAACGCTTCATTCGACGCGCTTCTCTCAACGACTCTTGCGAACTACCGCAAGCAGTTGACCGACAACGTGTTCACGGCTCGTCCGCTGACCTACTTCCTCATGGATAAGGGTCGCATCCGCATGCTGGATGGCGGTACGAAGATTGTTGAGCCGCTCATCTACGGTCAGAACTCGACCGTCGCCTCCTACTCGGGCTACGACACCTTGTCGTTGACCGCCCAGGAAGGCATCACCGCCGCCGAGTACGATTGGAAGCAGTACGCTGTGTCCATCGCCATCTCGGGAATTGAAGAGGCGAAGAACAACGGCGAAGCCGCTGTCCTCAACCTGCTCGAAGCCAAGGTCATGCAGGCCGAGGAGTCGATGCGTGAAGGCTTCAACCAGATGTTTTTCAGCAATGGCACCGGCAACTCGGGCAAGAACTGGAACGGCCTCGGCAACCTCGTGTCGTCGGTTGGAACCGTTGGTGGCATCAACCGCGCTACTGCCGGCAACGAGTTCTGGCGCTCGTACGTGAACGCCAACGCTGGCGCTCTCACGCTCGGCAAGATGACCACGGCGTACAACACCACCTCGGTTGGCAACGACCACCCCGACATGGTGCTGACCACCCAGACCCTGTTCGAGAAGTATGAGTCGCTCCTGCAGCCGCAGTTGCGCTACACCGACACCAAGACCGCAGACGCTGGCTTCCAGAACCTGCTGTTCAAGGCTGCTCCCGTGGCGTATGACGTGCACTGCCCCGCTGGCTACATGTACTTCCTCAACAGCAAGTACCTCACCCTGGTGGGTCACTCGGGCAAGTGGTTCTCGAACACGGACTTCGTCCGTCCCGAGAACATGGACGCCCGCTACGCGCTCATCATGTGCTACGGCAACTTGACGGTCCGCAACGCCGCCAAGCAGGGTGTCATCACCGACGCTACCGCCTGATAGCCCGCCCATTACAGGGCACAAACAGGAGGGGGTGGTCTGCCGTAGGGCGGCGGGCCACCCCTTCTTT